AAAGAAAAAATGCTGATCAAAAAACAATTGCTGGACTGCAACAAGACTTAAGGGAACGCAAGTTTACATTTGAAAAAACTGCTACTAAAAGAAGGTTAGATCTTAACGAAAAGAAAAATGAACATACACAAAAATTAAATGAAGCCGCTATTAATAAAAATAAAAAGTTACAGGAAAAATACACCAAAGACATAGAAAAAATAAATCGAGATTTAAAGGCACTTCCTGCTTTTGATGCTTTAGATAAAGATGAAATGACAGTTATGTCATCTTTCTTGGATAATCCTGATTTTGCAAAAACACTTCCAGACTCTGTAAAAGGGTTTTTTGGAGGAGTAGACCAAGAAGTAAAAGTTCGTATTGGTCAACAAGCAAAAGACATTTTAAATAAAGCAAGACTGAGTGGTACAAATATAAGTCTCGAAGATGCTTTAAAAGAAGCAATAAGAAACCTTGCCAGTGGTAATACTAATCCTTCAGATACTCAAGGGGGTAGTAGAGCAACACCACCTGCTACAAGAACACAATCAGATGCTGCTAACTATGTAAGTGAGAATTAGTAGTGGCTGACGAAGCATACACAATAACCGCTCAAGACATCCTTAGCAACCCCAATTTACAGAAAGACGGAGCGTTGCCTGGGGATACTTTGTCTGAAAATGGTACTAAACTTAATCGTGTGTTTTCACAAGAAGGAGACCGGCGAGAAAAAGGCTATGTCATAACTCAAGAAGACATTGATACCTATCCTGCACTTAGAAGAGACGGAGCAGAAGTAGGAGACGAGTTAATAAACGATGGTACTAAACTTAAAAAAGTAAAACATGATGAGATTTATCAACAAATAAAGTACGGATGGGATTCTACTTTAACTCCCGAAGCAAGCCTTGGAGATATTATTGAGTCTTATTTTCCACTAGGAAGATTTGATTTTGATTTTTCTAAGTCTTCTATGTTTATTCCTTTTTCAGGATTTTCTTACATATCTCCTGAACAAGCATATGGAGAAGGGTTTAATGAAGCCTCTTCAGAAGAACGCAGAGAAATGATTTTAAGGGCGCGAGAAAGAGAATTGATGCAAGACTACAGCCCAGAAATGATGAAGCAAGATACAGGAGCAATAACAACAGGAAAAGTACTAGGCGCTGTTGCATCTCCTACTATAGCACTTCCAGCGGGTCAGACGTATCGTGCGGCTGCTGGAATAGGAGCAGGTATTGGAGGTTCCTACTCTGCCTCTGAACAATTTAGGACCACTGGAGAAGTAGACCCCGTAGAAACTGCTAAGATGGCAGGGGTAGGTGCGTTAGGTGGAGTTACAGTTAAGTTTGGTGTAGATAAAGTAACACAAAAGTTAGCCAATAGAACAATAAATAAAGTAGATAACGCCATAGCTAAAAAAGTAGATGAAGGAGAAACCGTAACGGAAGCTGATGTTCCTAAGATCATAGAGGACCTGGGGTTAAGTCAAGCTAAAGTAGATAGAGCAGCACAGGTAGCCAAAAGAAATCCATACGTTAAAGTAAAGCCAGACTCAGATGATGCTGTAAACACTGCTTTACGTAACGATGAATCAAAATTACGTCAGGTATCTAAGACAGCCGATAAAATTTTTGGTTCTTTAAAAACAAGAATTTACAACGTACACTCCGGTATTGCAGACAGGCTTGGTAGATTTGAAGCTACTGCTGCCATACGAACAAATGAAACTTTAAAATTAGTAGAGCCCTTTATGGCTGCAATGACTAGGTTACAACCAGCCATTAAGCAGGATATAGATCGTCTGTTGTTTAATGGAGAGTTTGACTTAGCTCGTAACCAGTTGAGTAGGGTTGCTCCAGAAGCTAATGAAGCCTTTGATGCTGTAGTTAAAGTTTTAAAAACAATTCAAGATGACTACGCTAAAATAGGAAGAGAGTTTGATGGTATAGAAAACTATCTGCCTAGGTCAATTAAAGACTACTCTAAAATTAGCAAGGGTCTTTACACTAACGAAGTAAGAAAATACGCTAAAATAAAGGGAGTAAGTCCCAGCGAGTTATCTAATGATACTACGGCTAAGATTGTTGAGAATGTTTTAAGTGGTAGAAAAGTTTTTGAGCATAAAGGTAAACCCGTGTTTGCGGCCAGCAGAAAAGACATAGGTGGTCCATCAGGAGGACGGAGAACTGTGGGTCAAATATCTCCCAATGACATGGATTTGTATAATCCTTCTGAGGTAGCACTTACGCAGTACATTAGAAATGCCATAAACGATATTGAAAAGAATAGGTTTTTCTATGGAGAACTAAAGAACACTGGGCGTGGTGCGGGTCACAATACTGATGAAGATTTAAGGGGCGGCATAGCTGACCTACTTGCACCGGAAATTCGTAACGGAACTTTAAAGGCTGAAAACCAAGATTTAATTCAGGAATTACTAGAGGCTCGTTTTGTTCATGGTGAAAAAACAGTTAGTAGTGCCGTTAAAGTTTTAAGGGACCTAGGATATGGAGGAACTATTGCCAATCCTCTTTCGGCCATAACTCAGATAGGGGACTTGGGAAGTGCCGCTGCAATTAAGGGACCTGTAAATACTGCAATAGGACTTGCCCGATCTATAGTTGGAAAACAACGGATAACTTTAGATGACATTGGATTAGCAGAAGAAATATCCAGAGAGTTTTCTGACCCCAGTAAATTTGCCAGTGCTTTAAATGCAGGTTTAAAATACTCAGGGTTTAAAAGATTAGATCGCCTGGGTAAAGAAACTTTAATTAACGCTTCTCTAAGAAAAAACATGGGTTGGGCTAAGTCCGAAAAAGGAATAGCTAAACTTAGAGAAAAGTACGGACAGTTTTTTGGTGATGAATTTAATGATCTTGTTCTTGACTTAAAAAATAAACAGATAACTGACCATGTTAAAGTTATGGCATTTTCTGACCTTACGGAGTTTCAACCCGTAACTCTTAGCGAACTACCCGAAGCATACCTAAGAGGTCAAAAGACCAGACTGCTCTACATGCTCAAATCTTTTACCTTAAAACAGTACGATATTTTAAGAAGAGAAGTAGGTCAGAAGTTATTGACTAAGGGCAAACGAGTTGAGGGTGTTAAAAACTTAGCTGCTCTTACAACCTACCTTGCGGCTTCTAATGTTACTTCGTCTGTCATAAAGGATATCTTACAAGGCAAAGAGGTAGACGTAGAAAGTATTCCAGACAGGGCAATCTTTGGAGTCCTTGGAGTCTATGGAATAAACAAGTACTCTACTGAAAGATATTTTTCTCAGGGTAAAGTTGTAGAGGGCCTTGCTAACATCGTAGCTCCTCCGTCTAATTTAATTGAGTCTCTCTTTGAGCTTCCACAAGAGATGGCAAAGAAAAACCCTAACTACGAAGAGGCAATAGCACGTATGATTAAACCTCTTCCGATTGTAGGTAAGTTAGCATACCAGTGGATTTTTGGTGGCATGGAAAAAGATGCCGAAAAGAAATTTAAAGAAAACATGAGGGTAGATATAGATTAATGGCTGAAGAACCACTTCCCATATTTAAAAAACAAGCTGAAGAAATGCAAGGTATGTTTAGTAAAGCAGCTAATGTATCTCAGGATGTATGGGACAACATGTCTTTTTTAGATCGTATGGCTCTTCTCTCTGCTCCTCTGCCTGTAGTTGGAGATATAATAGGAGCAGCCGCTGATGCTGTAGCTATTTACAAAGAACCTTCAGTTACAAACATAGCTCTTGGGGCTGTTGGTTTGTTACCTTTTGTACCTGGAGCTAGTGTCACTAGAACTGCACAAAAAGCCTTTACTAATTTAAGAAACGATATTCCTGGTTTTTATGCGCCAGGAGGTGAGTTAGGACGGGTAGGTGCTTTTGGAAAAACTCTTCCAGAAGGACTTAGAAATCTAGCTCAAGCCAGGTATGGTCCTGAAAGCAGAGCTATTCAAAATGAATTTAATATTAGTGCAGCAGATCAAAGGGCAGCTAGAGAAGCCTTAAGAGTATCTGAAAAAGTAACTACTCAGTTAAAACCTTTAGAAAAACAAATAAAAACAATGAAGGAAACAGGCAAAGCGTACACAGGAAAATATAGAAAAGTTAAAAGTGGAAAAGACAAGGGTAAAACAATACCTGTAGAAACAAAAGAGTTTGAAAAGTTAACTAAAAACGCTCAACAATTAAGGTCTACCGCTAACGCTGCCGGTAAAAAAGCAATGGGGCAGCTTAATCAATCACGTTCTATGATTAACCAGTACGGAACTGACAAAGGTTTCTTAAAAAATATAGATGAGGTTGACCATGTTAAAACTTTTAAATCTTTTAATTCTAAAGATTACTTTGATACGGTAGAAGATTTAGTTCCTACTGGTATTGGAAGAGAAGGAGTTGAAGAGATTTTTAACAAGATAAAAACTCATCCAGACATAGGAATGAATCCTAAAAAAAATTATCAAATGAACATAAGAAAAGTTCACACGGGATCAGCAGGAGAGTTAGACCCTGGAATGTCAGCAAAAGTGTATGGTAATCTAAGTTTAAACAACATTAAAGAAAGAGTTTTTTCTGGTGGAAAAGGCTATAACTCCGACAAAACATTTTTAAATAAGTTAGAAAAAGCAGGAGTAAATGTTTTAAATCCAGATGCAGTCCTTAAAGGAAAACCTGCAATTATAACTGGATCGGGCAAATCAGATGCTTGGGAATTAGGCGGTGTAAATTACATGTCTGCTATAAATAAAAGAGGACAAGTAACTACAATTGTTAACGATGAACATGATTTAGGAAGGCTTCCAGAAAGAGTAAGAAAAATAACAGATGAAATAGGTAAGTTACCTGGAGCAGACAGATACATGAATGTTTCAGAACCTATTGTCTATGACTTAGTTAAGGGTAAAAAACTTACGGCTACTCAAGTTAGAGCTAAAAATAAATTTCAAAAGAAAAAACAACAGGCAGAGCAAAAGGCTATAGAAAATTATAAAAAGATTCCCGGTGTAAATCTTTCAGGAAAGATACCCGCTGGTTTTAAAACAAGAGAACAGTGGGGAAGAGCCCAAGCAGTCGCTAACTTACAACCAACCGCTAGAGATTTTGGTGGGTTATTTAAAGAAGCTGTTATTTTTGGACCGTCAAGAGTAGGAAGACCTTTAACAAGAGAAGAAGAGGGGCAGCAGTAATGGCTTCGATACCTAATGATCCCGGCAAGTGGTCCAGAGCTAAGGCCAAAGCCAAGAAGAAATTTAAAGTGTACCCCAGTGCCTATGCTAACGCTTGGGCTGCTAAGGAATACAAAAGAATGGGGGGAACCTGGAGAGGGACGGACAATAGAGTTAAGAAGAAAAAGAAGAGGAAAGCATAATGGCTAAAGGTGTAAAGCATTACTTCAAAGACGGGACTGAACACAAGGGCGGGATGCACAAGATGCCCAACGGTCAGCTACACTCAGGTAAAACTCACGGCAAGACTAGCAAACGTTTGTACCACTTTGGAGACCTATCAAAGACGGCCAAGGTAAAGGCAAAGAAACGTGGCTAAGAAGGGTGGTCTTGGTAAGTGGTTTGACGAAGAGTGGGTTGACGTCAAGACTGGCAAACCTTGTGGACGTAGCGGTAAGAACGACAAGAGAGCGTACCCTGCTTGCCGTCCTAAGGCCGTAGCGTCCCGTGTGTCCAAGTCAGAGGCACGTAAAAAGACTGGTCCATCTAAAGTTAAGTGGTCAGTAACTGCATCAGGAAAGAAAAGAAAGGCATAATGAAACAGAAAATTATCAAACTTATCTGCTTTGTGTTTGGTCATAAGAATCCAGGAAGCAACGAAAGCAGGTTTATCTGCTCCCGTTGCGGCCTAGACGTTGTTAGGAGTCGTTAGATTTTCCAGAGAGATACTTAGGAATATTTTTATTCTTACCTTCTGCCCAATTCCTAAAGTGAACCGTGTGTCTCCACCAGCATCTCAAGCCCCACCTAAACCAGTACTTAATTCTCTTTAACCGCATTCTTTTGTACCAGTCTCGGGGTCAATGTAACAGGCGGCACCTTCTGTCTGTGGTTCATCGGCCACATTAAGAATACCATAGCGTTTACCTGCCAGTCTAAAGGTAGTCACACCCTTTAGCTTACCCTTCCATCCCTTCATGTACACATCCTTAAACTCATCAAAGGTTACTGCGTCCCCTACGTTGATAGTCTTGGAACACGCACTGTCTACGAAGGGCTGCACTGCGATCTGAATGGCAAGGTGGTCGTCTACTGACAGGTCGTTGGCTACCTCACCCTGTAGATTATACTTGTCATGTACGTAGTCCTTCATCTTCATAATGACGGGACCTTCTGGTAACTGTACAGTCCTGTCGTACTCCAAGGCAAACACAGGTTCAATCCCGCTGCTTACGTTGTCGGCGGTAAAGCTGATGGTTCCTGTGGGTGCTATGGAAATCAAGTGACTGTTTCTCATGCCCTGCTTCTTAATCTTTGCCTTTAGTTCTTCAGGAAACTTAGATACAAAACCACTCTCCAAATACCCCGTCTCCTTGAACTTAGGGAATGCTCCCTTCTCCACTGCAAGGTCTGAGCTTGCCTCGTAACAGGCATGGGTCAGCGTCTTCATAATCTTCTTGGTAAACTTAACGGACTCAGGAGAGCCATAGGAGAGGTCCATAAGAGTGAAGGCGTTGGCTAGGCCAGTGATCCCTATGCCTATCCTACGGGTCCTCTGATGCTCCTTACGCTGCTCCTCAAGGGGGTACTGTGTACGATCAATGACGTTATCCATAGCACGTACAACATGGGGAACATCTGCATTGAACTGTTCGTAGTCAAACTCAAAGTCGGGAGTGATGTACCGTGGAAGATTAAAGGACCCCAGAAGACAGGCACCAAAGGGAGGTAGAGGTTGTTCACCACAGGGGTTAGTGGCATCAATGTCCTCACAGTACCATAGAGGATTGTCCTCATTAACACGGTCAATGAAGATGACCCCTGGCTCTGCCCAGTCCCAGTTGTTACGCATGATCTCGTCCCACAACATACGGGCGTTGATTGTGTTGTAGACCTTACCACTAAACTTAAGGTCAAAGTCTCCGTCCTTCTCTACTGCTCTCATAAACTCATCGGTAACACCTACGGAGATGTTGAAGTTGGTCAAGTCCTTGTCGTTCTTCTTTGCTCGAATGAACTCCTCAATATCAGGGTGGTCCACTCGAAGCACTGCCATCATAGCCCCTCGTCTATGTCCCGCTGAGACAATCGTTCGGCAGACTGCATCAAAGATGTGCATAAAAGATACAGGCCCACTAGCGGAACTGTCAAGAGAAACAATACGATCACCGCTAGGGCGAATAAGACTGAAATCATAGCCAATCCCGCCTCCTCTACGCATCGTCTCAGCAGCTTCACTGGCTCTTTGCATGATCGAGTCCATAGAGTCTTCAATAGACCCACTAACAAAACAATTGAGTGCTGTAACATTCCTAGGACTTCCCATTGCGGACTGGACTCTCCCCGCAGGAAGGAACCGCATGTCCATAGTAATTTCTTTATACGATTTACGATGTTCTTCATCATCTGACATTGCTCCCGCTTGTCTACTGATGGCCTCCTCAAAGCTCTCATTAGCCAACCGATACTTCATGGCATGGAGGTCATCGCAAGGTTTAACTTGTGGTCCTACTGAGTTTCTTCCGTACATATTTAGTTTCCTTAGTGATGGGTTATGGCATGTTCCTCAGGGAAATCAGGACCCTGAGTAAACCTTATAAACATTTCTTCCAGTGCAAGAGCTATAAAAAAAGAAGTCTTTCTGTTATTAAGTTTTGATAAGTCTTTTAACCAAGAATAAAACTCAGGAGGTAACTCTTCCTCATCTACTAACTCAGCAAAATACTGTTCTTCTAAATCCATATCCATGTGCGCTACCTTTCAGGGGTAAACTCAATAACATTTTCAGTACTGGACATTTCTTCTGCTAGAGCAGCATACCCTGCTATGTCCACAAAGCTATCCGAAGTATGCTTATGAACTAACCTAGCTACCTTAAGAAGTATCATCATAACTGCAACGTCCTCTGGTTTTAGTCCGTACTCTTCGTCTAGGTATGTGTTCCATAGAGCAGCAATACGTTTGTGATTGTCGTAAGCATCTCCATAGTCGTTGGCACGTTGGCCATTTAAGATAGTCTGAGCTTCTCTAAGAACTTCATTCCTATTCATTATTATACTCCTCTTCATCTTGAATGTCAACATCAAACTCTCGTCGCAGGTTATCCATAGTGTCCTCAACTATGTCCTCAAATCTCTCAAGGATATCTTCACTGGTAATGTCCAGAAAGTCACAAAGAAATTCAGGATCAGTAATAGCTGCAAGTCTCCGAATGAACTGTTCATTTGATAAAGGCATCGGTAATGTCCTCCAATGTGTACCACTTGAACCCTTCCTTATCACACCATTCTGACATATTCATTTTACTTCCCTTCCTTAGTTTTTTGTTTGGGTTATACAGAAGAAAAACTAACTGTCTTTTCTTTGGTAGACTGTCCCGTATTGCTTTGTACTTCTGTGTGTCACCGACTCTGAAGTATCCCTTAGCCTCCACAAGAATATCTATTTTGTTCTTATCGTTTCTCCCTACAAAGTCAGGGATGTAATTCTTGTGGATGACATAAGGGACCTTCTCTGATTCATACTTACAGTACTTCTTCAGTAAGAGACCTGCTGTCTCCTCGAACTTATTCCGATACTTTGGAGGCACTCTTCTTTACCTTGGTTTCTTTTGTAAGGGCCTGGGTCATACCTCCTGTCTGAGCCACAAAGGGTGTTCCGTGTAGGGTCCACCCGTCATTAAGTAACTCAGTTACCTGTTGCTCGAAACGGTCATGGCGTGGGGTGTTGATAACTTTAAATTCAATCATTGTATTCTCCTATTCATCTAGGTTAATTTCAGGATAAGGTTTACCCTGACGGTTCTTAGGGACGTTTACTACGGTAGTTAAAAACTTTGGACCTGAGCCAGTGTGAAATGCGCGGACTTCTGGATAACAAAACTTTTTGTACTGGCAATAAGAGCAGGTAGTACACAGTTTTAAGTTGCCTGACTTCCCATCCTCTTCGGGAGAATAGCATCTTGAAGGTCGGTCTTCCTGCTTTACAGACTTTTTTACATGCTCAATCCTTTCCTCAATATCCCCTGAGAAATGCTCGTACATAGGATCACTTGTGTTGTCCAAGTCATACTCAAGAACAGCCAGCTTACCGCTGTCTCTGTCCATAGCAAGCCATGCCCACTTACGATCTCCCTCCGCATGGGCGTATGCTTTGATCTGATCGACATAACCAAAGTCATCTTTTGCGGCTAGGGTTCTATCGTTAAACTTCATTAAACCAAACTTAGTAGTGGACTTAACATCAACCACAGTGCCATCAATCTTACAGTCCATGTGACCCCTGACTCCACCAACGGACACTTCCTTCTGTTCATCCGTTACCTTGTGTCCGGTGAGACGGACAAGAAGCAGGATCATCTCCTCAATCATGTGACCATACATAAACTTGATAAGAGTGTGGGGTTGGATACGCTCACCCCTGTAGCCGTTGTAGGAGAACCATTGGATAAGATCATTTTTACCCACTGAGGAAAGGCGTAGTTTCCTACCGTCCCTACGTCCACCTGGAAGGAACTCCTTACGCATGATTTCCTTCATGGCCTCTCCGAATTTGTCTATTTCCTCCTCAACGTCCACACCATCGCCAGTGTTTCTGTTGACCATGAGGGTATAGATGTCTTCGACTAGGGTATCCATGTTCTTTTCCATTATACTCTCCTATATTCTGGGATCGTCCCAGAAATTAGTGGGTCTCTGCCCACGATTGTCCCACCTTGTACTCTCCGTCCAGTGGGCATTTAAGCGACATCCGATCTCCAGCAGCCTTGATACACTCTACGGCCAGCCAGCCTAGCTTCTCTGCTTGGTCCTCTTTGACCTCCACTTGAAACTCATCGTGAATATTACCTACAAACTTGTACTCTATATTATGTATTGTAGCATACTCATCAAGTATCGTCAAGGACTTCTTCATTATTATTGCACCTGCTGACTGTAGAAGTGTATTCAAGGCGGCGTGTTCACTCCGCAGTACTAGTTTTCTTCCGTCGAGTCCTTTGAGGTATCCTCTCCGCGCAGATCGTGAAACCCTTTCGCGTAAATCTCGAAGAGACGGTGTGTTAGAGAGAAACTTCTCCTTAAGTTTTGCTCCGTCTCGCTTAGAACCTCCAACAATAGTTCCGATTTTGGCGTCTCCTGCGCCGTAGAGGAAAGCATAGATAAAAGTTTTAGCGAGGTCTCTTGTTGCAAGTCCAGCAGCTTTTTGATTGGCTGTATGGACATCTCCATTTGTGACTTCATTTGTGTACTCCTTATCATTCATGTAGTGGGCTAACATTCTCAACTCCAGGCCAGCGGCATCAATACCCACAAGCCTGTAACCTTTTGGTACTGTCCAACACTCACGGCATTCAGTACCGTATGGAGAGTAAGAGGCGGGGACCTGTGCCATGTTGGGGCTGCTGTGTGTCATACGCCCCGTCACTGCACCGATAGGGTTGACCCTACCGTGGACCCTACCATCCTCCTCTACCGCTTCTATCCATGACTGCACCTGTGCCGTTCTCTTCTGTATCAGTAGATACTCTGCGATTAGCTTGGCCTCAGGTATATCAACCCTGGATAAAACTCCTTCGTCTACGATGGCCTGTCCCTTCTCAGTAAACAACTTAGGCTTCCACCCAAAGAACTGTAGGTGACGGGCTATCTGTTGTCTTGACCCTAGATTAAATTCGGGAAAAGAAACTCTACTAAATGGACCAGCCACATCAGTATACCGATCCCCAAGAAACTTAAGCCCAACCACACTAAGGCTTCCGTCCTTGTTATATTTGGGAGTGACCTCCTTATCGAAGACCGCAAGAGGCGTGAACCTTTTATGAACCTCCCTCTCCACTTCCATGCTTCGCTGCTTAAGTTTTGCCTGTATATCAAACGCTCGTTCAACATCTAGTTCCCATCCATTGTTCTCCTGCTTAGTTATAATACGTTGCACTTCATGTTCTAGTTCTATGGACTCTCCCTGAAACTCCTCCAGCTTTTCAGTTAGTTCAGTGTACAGCTTGGCAGTAACGTCCAAGTCTCTCTCGCAGTACTCAATCATCTCATCCGACAGGGTAGACCAGTCGTCGTGATCTCCCTTCCGAAACCCTAGTCTCTCCCCCCATGCCCTGAGTGAATGTCCTCCCTCCATCTGAGGGTTGTACAGTCGGGACAAAACAAGGGTATCAACTACGTTAGGCAGTGTAATTCCCAACAGGTCGTTCATTACAGGACTGTCAAACCCAATAATGTTATGACCAACCACAGTAGAATATCCATTGATGTACTCCTGTATCTCTGTTGCGTCACTAAACGAAGGCGTAAGGAAACTCTTCTTGATCTTCGTCTCTAGGTCCATCGTTCCTATCATCCATATCCGCTCTATCGAAGAGGTCTGGCTGTTTTGTAAAGCGGTGGTTTCTATATCTAAGATAAGCGTCTGGGTCATTGATTAAAGTCTCACCTCTGTTTAGAGCTTTGTGTTCTAGAGCGTGACAGTTCATACATAAGATAGCACACTTATCAGCTTCCTTCAAGACATTAGTTAAATATTTAGCTCTCCATTTTCTTACATCCAAACCAAACTCTTTATCTTCGGGATTAAGATGATGAAAACAAAGTATGTCCGAAGGCCAGTGATCTTTACACAACTCACACGTACCTCCTGTCTTTCTTAAAATATAAGAGTCCCTTCTTGATCTCAGCCTTGAATGATGTTTTCTATCATAAGGATTTCTAGCAGGTACTTTAGGCATTGTCCTTCTCCCAGCAATCTTTACTGCACCAGAACTGCATAGGTACTGCCTTGGCTACCTCAGGGGTCTCATGGACAGAGCCACAGTAGTTACACTTGAACATCCCAACGGGAACATCCTGGTCCATTGTCCCTGCTATCCCCACCCCCTCTTCTTTAGAACTCTTCATGGGCCACCTCCTGTACCTCAGGTGCCACACCCGCTACCATACGGGAGGTATCGTCCTCATAGTACAGCCATCCAGCGTGTCCCGTGCGTCCCGTGCGGCGGCACTTCACTAGCTGCACCTTGGTACAGTTCCTAGCGTAGTCGTCCTCCGACATCTTGTCCCTGCTCAGGAGTATGGTATTGAATGCGATCTGATTGATCGAACCGGACCCCTTCATGTCGTACTCGTTGACATCGTGAGGGTCCTTAACGCTGGGCTTGCGTAGGTGTGACACGATGATGATGGCCGCATTGGTTTCCTTGGCCAGCTTCAGGCACCTGTCCATAAAGGAGTCGATCATCCCGTTCTCATTGGACTGCACTGCCGCCTGTAGTGGATCAAGAATCAACACTTCACAGTCCATACCCTTGATTAGATACCTCATACGAGAGAACAAGTCCTCGATGTCTGAGGCTCCGGCATGGTCGTCAAGGTGTATCCTGTCGGTCTCCTGTAGTTCCTCATAGTGAGGGCGGTACGAACTGTAGTCCCGCTCCTCCTCAGGTATCACCTTGATATTGGTGCCACCCACTACACCCACTACGTTCTCCGTAATCTCACCTATGGATGCCTCAAGGAACACCGCTCCGATCCTACGGTTGGTCTCCTTGTACATACCATAGAGTAGGTTGGTGACGAAGGTAGTCTTACCTACGGAGGTCAAGGCACCTATCACCGTGACCTCACCAGCGGCCATGCCACCGTTCATCATCTTGTTGAGAGTACCGAAGGTGGAAGGGAAGGGTATGATCTCTGCCTTGCCACGGGTGACAAAAGCATCCCAACATACCTCGTCGGACAGCGAGACCACTCCTGCTGGCTTGTATTCCTTAGCGTCCCACCAGCACTTGACGAACTCCTGCACCCTCCCTGCCGTCAGCATATCGGCGGCGTCCTTCATGGGCAGACGTACTACCTTAGCCTTGTTGGGAGAGAACAGAGAGACCACCTCATCAGCGGCCTTCTGTCCAGCGGCATCGTTGTCAAAACAGATGACCACCTTATCGAATGTCTCCAGCCACTCAAGGTTCTCCTTGATGTCTTTGGATGCGGAGGAGGCACCCCGTTTGATGCTGACCACGGGCCACTTGCCGTCGAACATCTCGGCCACGGCGAGAGCATCTAGTTCCCCCTCCGTGACCGTGATGAACTTACCACCGCTGGCCCAGTGGCTCATACCAAACAAGCCAGTGTTTTCCAGTGTTCCGGTGGTATAAAAATCTTTTGCATTTACATTACGGACCTTGGTTCCCACTAGGTTGCCAGTGTCCTTGTCATAGTAGGGGTAGTGATGCTTGTCGTCCTCAAGAGTTACCCCAAACTTCTCGACTATTCGTTGAGATATATTTCTATCCTTGATGGGTCCTGATGTGCCGGACATTTCCAATCCTCTCGTTTTCTGGGACCGTCCCAGGTTTTCAGTGGGAGGGGGAGTTGCACCCCCGTCCCTCTCAATATGACCGCACTTAAAGCAGTACCCATGCCCGTCATCGTAGACTGCGAGGTTATCCCCCGTCTTATCTTCTCCGTTACTACGACAGGAGGGGCAGGGTGCCTTGCTTATGAAGTTAGACTGGAGCATTAAAAGTCCTCGTCGTCTGCACCGTCACCACCCTCTGCCATCTCCAGTACCTTGATCTTCTTGAAGTACGGAGCAACACCGTGAGTAGGGTGTGGTTTGCTGGGTTCCCACATTACCCGCACCCTAGAACCATATGGGATGAACTTGGCAATGGACTCACCGTCAGCGTCAAGGACGGAGAAGCCAGGGAACTTGGTTACAAACTTGCGCTGGGGCTGGTTCTTGTACTCCTTCAGCTTCACCCCTGTCTCGGCCAGCTTCGCCGCCTCGTCAGGTTCCAGAGTGAGGACGATGGAATACTTGCCCGTGTCCTGTCCATTGTAACGCTCAGTCTCAGCGAGGTTTGAAAATGCAACTGTACCTTCGGTAATCATAGATAGTTCTCCTTTAGTTGATTAGAGGTGGGCATTGAATAGCGAACATAACGTCTCCCCGTGGGGTCTACCTTCCGTTGTCGGGTAATGACTATCCCCATTTCTTCAAGGTCACTGATCCTACGAGGTAGACTGGCGATCCGATAGAGATCACGGGCCTCGTAGTTAGAGATCGAACGACCACCCTGAAAATGATCCATTAAAAGTTTAGTCTGTGCTTTCATCTTAACTCCTTCTGTCTGATTGGTTATGCTAATATACTACCATGCGTAGGCCTAGGTGTCAAGTCTACAGGTTTACCGTCTTTCCCATAGGCTTGGTCGTACTCTGGAGAGGACGCTATTTGTTCAAAGGGTAGCACCTCTCGCTTGTATGTGTCGCCATACTCCCAGCGACCATAGGTCATGGGTGACTTAGCGGCAGTAAACCAACGTGCATACATATTCTTCTCCTCATTCTTTGGTAGTTGATAAGTCTTGAGAACACGTATCTCAAAATCCTTGAACCTAAATATGGCGTAGGGATTGTCTACGTCTCTCGTCTTTCCCATTGGATTCTTAGCCATTAGTCTGTACCTCCTATCTTTAGTTGATGATCCGTTAATTCTTCGAGCCTCTCGAATACACTCTTTCGGAGCCTCACGTTTATCTTGTGACCTTCGGAACCCCCAGGCCAGTACTCAAGATAGACCCACTTCCTTCCCCTCTTCTTGACGTTGACTATCCTGTAGCCAGAGCCTATCCGTGGTGCCTCATCAGCAAACCATATAGCTTTACGAGTCATGCTCACCTCTCATGTATTCCTTGATCTCCTTATCCGCATCAGTAGCAGACAGGGTACGCTTGCGGGACCTGAAGGCTTTGGGGTGATAGTACTTATCCATCACAACCTTCTCTGGATTCCTCCGATTCTTTGGAGAAGACCGCCTCTTGTTCTTGGTAGACATAACCTTCCTTCCTTTTTTATGGGACCATCCCAGATATTCTTAAGGTTGAGAGTGTCACCCCTGTACGGCCTCCACACAAGGTAGAGAGGTAAGGCCTTTGTGCTATGAGGTCTCGCTCACCTAGTGCTAGGTTCCCCCCATGACACTCTCAGTCTTAAGAATACCTAGGAAATAACTTTAATGAATATATAAAGGATTAATTCCCTAGGCTTCTTAAGTATTCTATAGATCATTCTCCTCATTGTCAAGCGGAATCTTTGAGATAATATTAACATCGTCTATGTACTCAAAGTCCTCCGCTACCGCCTCACCTATTGAACCCATGCACTTTCCGCATGTGTCAAGAGGTAAACCTGTGAACAGATCACGCTTAAGTAATTCTCCGTCCTTTAGTTTAGCGTCACAAATTTTACATCTCATTTTCTTTTCCTTTACTTGTCTTTTACTTACCTTAAAATCTCGCTGATATATAGATCAGGGTCCAGGTCACGATAAAATATACCCAGTGATCCGACAAAACTAATCTAATTTTCTCCCACATATCAAGCACCCCATGTACCAGTTGCAACATAATGCTTATACTTCTTGTCTTTCTCAGTGGGATTCCACCACCAATCCGGCATGACATTGTACCTGCACTCCATCGCCCAGCACCACTCGTCGTACCCCATGCGTCTAACCGCACTCATGCACTGGTCCACTAGTTTCTGTCTGCTATATGCCATAGAGTTCGTCCTCCGGGTCCATCAATAATTCAGGGTGATAATTTACCATGTAATTTCCACCCATGTCAAGTGCCACAAAGTAACTACGTTCTGATCCGTTTTTGTTTGAGTATTTCTCCTCGGTTTTATAGTACCTGTTCTTCTTTGGCGGGATGGTGTACCCTGCTAAACGTAACGCCTTGATAATCTCTTGCGTCTCCGTTTTTGTCCATATGCGTGTTGTCATTTTACTGTTACCTTTGCTTGAGTTTCAATCCATACTTTGGCACCGCAGGACAGCGGCTTGTCTGGACTATACACTATTTTACAGGGACCGTCAACCTCTACTGTGTGGCCGTAGTCGTTTGACTTGTACGTCTTGACCGTGATCACTGGGTTACGCTCTCCAGACTTAGCGTTTGCCTTGATAACGTGTTGATTAATGTGTATTATTTTTTTCATTTGATTATCACCTCTATAAAAAAGATTACCGCCGCAAGTGCCATCGCTAGTGCGACGACATCCACCATACCAAATTTCTTGTCCATTGTCTAGCTCCTTTTTTACCTTGCTTCTGTTCATCTTTTAGTCGTAACAATTCGATAGCCTCGTCATATGATCTCGCGGTTTTAGTCATGGTTTTACCTCCAATTTTCTGGGACGGTCCCAGGTTTAGTGTTTCTTGTACGATACGTTTTTGACGGACGGACTCCAACATGCCCTACAATCCCCACAATTATTCCCGCGAGTGTAGGCTAGGCATTCCTGGCCTATGGGTTGCCCGTGTTTGTCAAATACCGTGCTAGTGTTGTCAGCATTAGGGGCACGACCATTGACCTTGCTCCCCGATAGACGGATCACTAGGTTGTCCGGTGTATTTACGCCACGTATGATGTCTCGTTCCTGCGTAGGTAGCCAATGTTTCACGTTCGGGGTGCGTTTGCACACCTCAATAATACTATCCAACATGGTCCGTGATTGCAGGTCCCCACTATCAAACCATCTATGATATTTGGTCCCCGATCTATTGATTTGAAAAACCATTGCTTCAATCCAGGTTTGTTGGCTAGCATTTTGCCACTTCTCCAGGTTAGACTTGTATCCCTGGTTCACGCTAGGGCGTAGCTTTTGTAGCTTCCGGGCATAGCAGGATGCACAAGGTGTACCCTTGATTTCTGCTAACTTGCTCCCCGTCTTACAGGCGAAAGCATCTATAGCGTATGATGTCCCTGGCATCTTGCTGTTGCCTTTGGATATCTTACCAGATTGTATTGCTTCTTTAACTAACATCACTTGTTCTCCTTTAAAAACCATAAACAATAAAAAAACATAACTACACTTGAAATAAAAAATAACCATAACATAAACATCACCTGTCTCCTTTAGTGTGTCCTATCATACCCCCTGGCCATTGTCAAACCAGGGGATATTGTAGGAAACACTAGCGGCGGAATGCCTCAGGAATTTCCAGAGGGTTGGGGTCCGCTATTTCCGCGAGTGCTTTTGATGCAATCTTCTTGGGATCTAATCCGTTCTGTTGAGCCTCGGCAAGCAATGCAGCGATTACCGCTACATAGTCTACATCTTCCAGGGGTTTTGTTTCCGTTTCCTCGGTTGCTTCCTCGGTTGCTTCCTCGGTTGCTTCCTCGGTTACTTCCTCAGCTTCCTCGGCCACCTCCTCGGTTGCTTCCTCGGCCTTCTGAGCCTTCTGGATAGCCTTCCGAATTGCGCTCAGTTTGCGCCATCCGTTCGCCAGGGCTTCATCTACTACAGGATCAAAATTCTCCTTCACAAATTTGCAATCCCTGGCAAACTCAGAACGCTGCTCCGGCGTGAGAAATACGAACATGTCCGTGAGAACTCCGCTATTCTCCACCATCTTTTTAGTGAGGGACTTTTCCGGCCATGCTCCGCCGGTCTCCGCCTGGATGATTTCAAACATGGGCAGGTAATGCTCCATGACCAAGTTCTCAGCGTGTTTAGCATCCGAATGAACCGCTTGGCGTAAAGCTTTATTGATGTTTTCAACGTTATGCATTGCTCTATATCCTTTTGACTGATTAATGGTGATGACAATAGACATCAATTCTCAGATATTGTCTAGAATTATTTTATGGGATCATCCCATATTTTTCATTTGAGGCCATAAGTGTTGCATAAGTACCACACTGGTATAACTGGCATGAATTGTGCTTAATGCAATAAGTGTGCCAATTGAATTCCTGGGATGTCCCAGGAAATACCTGACAACCACACTCAGGTATTCTTTTTTTCTCATTTCCACAGGAATTCTCAGGTAGTCTCAGGAAAACCACACGCCCAGTGGGGTCATTTGTGGGCCTGAGGAGGCACGGGGAGGGGCCCATAGCCAACCCAGCATTCCTGTTCTACCCTCATGCCCACATGGGAAGCAATTTGGACCACCTAAGAATTACATAAATAACTAAACCATAGTAAAATAACTCTTGACTTTTCAGGACAGGCGGGGTACTTCTAAAGAAATCCTAAGAAGCTATTGACTTTAGGTTATAAATATGATATAATAAAGCTATAAAGAGGTTGATACTTAAGAACATCAAAGTTAAACTTTAAGAAGTTAACCTTTAAGAATTTAAACAAATAACTTATCTTCACATCTTAAGAATACTTAAGTATGCAAACCAGTTATGGTTTGGTCTTTTTAAAATAGTCGAGGAGTTGTCTTATGGCTGGTTATGGTTATGGAAGTATGAAACCTAAGAAAAAGAAAAAGAAGGATGAGGAAAGTAAAAAGAAAAAGAAACCTCGTAAGAAAAAATGATAACCTATAGAGGTGAGAAGTTCTCTGGCTATAACAAACCTAAGCGTACTCCTGGCAAGTCTAAAAAGTTTGCTGTTCTTGCCAAAAAAGGCGACAAGACAAAGTTAATTAGGTTTGGTGATCCCAACATGACAATTAAAAAGGATCAGCCCAAGAGAAGGAAGAGCTTTCGAGCCAGACACAAATGTGATACGTCTCCTCCAGATAAACTATCGGCACGATACTGGAGTTGTAAAAAGTGGTAACTGCCTCCCTACGCAGTAGGAAAAAGTCAGGAGCAAGGAATGTCAGAAACAGAAGAAGAGCAACAGCCCCCCGTTGTAAAAAAGAAGAGAGGCAACCCAAACTTTCACAAGGGGATGCCAGCGTTAAATCCAACAGGAAGACCAAAGGGATCACTTAACAAATATACTAAACTCTCCAGAGAACTTATGTCCACTAAGGGACCGGAGATTGTCAGTAAGGTTATAGAACTAGCACTAGAGGGAGATAGGCACTGTCTTAAGATGTGCATGGATAGAATTATCCCTACCTCCAAAGCAGTAGAAATAACACACGAACATCAGGACCTTGGCGTTAATATTATTATTGAAGGTGTCAAAGCAGTAGAGGCAAGAGAAGCCAAGGAACAGGAAGTATTTGAAGCAGAGTTTCAAGAAGTAGACAAGAATGACTGACTTAAAAGTTACTCTTCACGATGCTCAAATGCAAATCTTTAAGTCCGACAAAAGATTTAAAGTAGCCAGTTGCGGTAGACGGTTTGGTAAAAGTTACTTAGCGGCGTGGGTATTAATTATTAAGGCACTACAGAGTCCAGACAAGGACGTATTCTATGTAGCACCTACGTTTCAACAAGCTAAAGATATTCTCTGGTCTATCCTTAAGGACGTAGGTCAGAATGTAATCAAAAGCACACATGAGAATACTGCAACAGTTACTCTAGTAAACGATAGAAAGATATATCTAAAAGGGTCCGATAGACCAGATACTCTAAGGGGCGTAGGGCTTGCATATGTCGTCATGGACGAGTATGCCTCTATGAAGCCAGAAGTATGGGAGATGATCCTAAGGCCTACACTAGCAGATGTTAAGGGTGGTGCTTTATTTATAGGAACTCCGGCAGGAAAGAACCACTTTCATAAGTTATGGTTAGAGGCACAGTTACCGGAAAACGCAGAGGATTGGGAGTCTTATCAGTTTGTTTCAACAGATAATCCTTTTTTGGACCCAACCGAAATTGACGCCGCACAGAAATCCATGTCTACACAGGCTTTTCGACAAGAGTTTGAAGCAACATTTGAAAGTTTTTCTGGAGGGGTGTTTCAAGAAGAGTGGGTTAAGTATGAAGAAGATGAAGAGTTTGATGAAGAAGTTTCTTCTAAAGTAGGTCATTACGTAGTATCAGTAGACCCTGCTGGTTTTGAAAAAGCAGATAAGGGCAGAGGTCTTAAATCTTCTAAGCTAGACGAAACGGCAATATCTGTAGTTAAGATTGTAGGAGACGAGTGGTTAGTTAAGGATATACACCACGGACGTTGGAACATTAAAGAAACTGCGGAAAAGATTATTGATGTTTCTGAGGATGTCAACGCCACTACAGTAGGAATTGAATCGGGTGCGTTAAAGAATGCTATCATGCCCTACATCGAAGACGAAATGAGAGTAAGGGGAAGGTGGATAAACATAACGGACGTAACTCACGGCGGTAAAAGAAAACAAGACAGAATAGTCTGGGCCTTACAGGGTCGAATGGAACACGGTAAAATTAAATTTCGTAAGGCAGATTGGAACCATGAGTTTATTTCTCAAATGCTAGACTTTCCAAGTCCTCTATCCCACGATGACTTACTGGATTCTTTGGCATACATAGACCAAGTTTCTGTAGCTGACTATGCAAGTTCAATAGAAATAGACGAGTGGGAACCACTAGATACGGTATCGGGGTATTAATTTATGGACGAACTGACGTACAGAGACCCTCAGGCATCCCTAGCGTCATGGGTAATGAACAAGGTCGAAGAGTGGGAAGACCACCGTAATACTAATTATATGGAAAAATGGGATGAGTACTATCGCATTTGGCGTGGTATCTGGTCCTACGAAGATAAAACAAGAGAGTCAGAAAACTCCAAACTAATTTCTCCCGCAACACAACAGGCCATTGAGTCTACCGTAGCAGAGCTTGAAGAAGCTATCTTTGGTAGAGATATGTGGTTTGACATACGTGATGACGTAATGGATCAAAATCCTACGGACATTGCAGTAATGCGTACAATACTCCAAGAAGATATGCAACGGTGTAAAGTTAAAGATCCCATTGTTGAGTCTTTGCTTAACGCTGCTATTTATGGTACGGGCATTGCAAAGATAAACGTAATGGACGAAATTGAAAAAATTCCAGTTGAAGCAGGTATCCCTGGAACTCTTACGACAGATGTAGCAGTTCAAGAAAAAGTTATTACGTCAGTTAAAATAGACTCACTAACTCCAAAAGAGTTTGTAATTGATCCCTGTGTTACTTCAATTGATGAAGCCTTGGGCGTTGCTCAGGTAGTTATTAAACCCAAATGGGAAATTATGGAAGGAATGAAGGAAGGTGTTTACGAAGATAAACCGCTTGGTGACTATGATAAAATGGACTTGGGCTACGACGAAGAATACAGTAACGACTTGGGTAGCGAAGATAAAGTCAAAATTGTAGAGTACTGGGGACAGGTTCCTAAAAAATACTTAAATGATCGTAGCAACTCTATGGAAGAAGAGTTTGACTACGAAGATGATGAACTTGTAGAATCAGTTGTCGTTATTGCTAATGACCACATTGTACTTAAGGCCGCAGAAAACCCATACTTAATGGAAGATCGTCCCTTTGTGGCTTTTCAACTTGATCGTGTTCCCAACAAGTTTTGGGGACGAGGGGTGGCAGAGAAAGGTTACAATCCTCAGAAAGCTCTTGACGCAGAGCTACGCGCTAGGATTGACGCTCTTGCCCTTACGACACACCCGATGCTTGGTGTGGACGCTACTCGTCTCCCTAGGGGTGTCAAGTTCGAGGTCAAAGCCGGTAAGACAATTCTTACAAACGGTGATCCCCGGTCAACCTTGTTCCCCTTAAACTTTGGAAACGTCTCTAATACAACCTTTACTGAGGCTGGTGAATTAGAACGTATGGTTCAAATGGGTACTGGAGCAATGGATAGTGCCAATAGTAACTTCTCAAACCCTAGGAACTCTACTGCTTCTGGAATGTCCATGATACAGGCCGCTTCCATTAAACGACAGAAGCGTACTATTATGAACTTCCAAGAAAACTTTTTAATTCCCTTAATTGAAAAGTCTGCCTTTCGTTATATTCAGTTTTCTCCTGATCGTTATCCGGCAGGAGACTATAAGTTTAAGGCTTACTCTTCTATGGGTATTATGGCCAAGGAACTGGAGATGACCCAGATGATCCAGTTGATGTCAATGACACAACCAGGTACTCCTCCTCATGCTATGTTGCTTATGTCCATTTTTGAAAATAGCTCAATGTCCAACAGGGATCAAATGAAGGCCGCTATTGCTCAATCCCTACAGCCAAACCCTCAGGCACAACAAATGCAACAGATGGTACAACAGCTTGAGCTTATGAAACTGCAAATGGAAATTGAGGAAATGAAAGCCGGAGCAATGAAGGACATGGCCCACGCAGCCAAGCTACAGTCCGATGCCCAGGACAAAAACTCTGAGTCCGCTATGGCTAAAGTACAGGTTGATCTTGCAGAAAAAATGGCACGTATTGAAAAACTTAAAATAGATGCACAGAATGTTCAGTCAGAAACAATGAGGAATATGCCAGAAGTAGAACACTTGCAGTCCGAAACTATTCTTAATTTAGCTAAAGCAGCCGAAACGGGTAGATAATGACTGACAGAGAAATTCTTGAAAAACGTCTTGACTTGTTTAATAGCGATGCCTGGACTATTTTTATAAAAGAGTTAGAGGACATGGCTGAATCACTAGAAAACATACAGACGATAGAAGACGAGAAGACGCTTTTTCTACGGAAAGGGCAGGTAGATATGCTAAATATGTTTATTAATTTAGAGGAGACTACCAAACTAGCGTTGGATCAATTAGAGTTAGACCTTTAATCCCAACATATTTTAACTCCATAATCTTTATACAGGACGGAGGTTAGTACTATGGATAGTGTTGTTGTAGAAGCAGAACAAGAAGTTGAACTAGAAGAAGGCGCAGAGTATGCGAACATCGAAGAGGCTCCCCAAGTGGAACAACCTCAGGAAGAACCGCAAGTGGACTTGCCTGACAAGTTTAAGAACAAGTCGATGGAAGACATTGTTTCTTCCTACGAAAACTTGGAAAGAGAACTTGGAAGGAAGGGACAAGAACTAGGCGAGCTTCGTAAACTTACGGACGGTATTCTTCAACAACAAGTTACCACTAGTCAAAACGGAACAGAAGAGCCAGAAGAGGATTTAGATTTTTTTGATGATCCTGACAAAGCCGTCAGTAAAGCCATTGAAAATCATCCAAAGTTCCGTCAGTTTGAAGAGCAGCAAAAAACACAGCATGTTCAAGCTACAACTCAACGACTGAAAGAGGCACATCCTGATTATCTTGAAATCGTAGGAGATTCCAAGTTTCAGGAGTGGGTTCAAGGAAGCCCGATACGTAAGCAGCTATTTGTAGCAGCACACAACTATAACTTAGACTCCGCTTTGGAACTTATAGGTAACTGGAAAGAACGAGCCTTAATTAGTAACACAAGCGAAGCCGAAGCAAACAAAGCTGCTGAACGAGAACAAGCCATGAAGGCAGGAAAAGGCGTATCTAGGACTTCTTCAGAATCTACATCCGGTAAAAAAATCTACCGTAGGGCTGATCTAATCAGACTTAAAACAAATGATCCTGAGCGTTACGAAACTTTGCAGGATGAAATACTTGCAGCATACGCAGAGGGTCGAGTCAAATAATTTTATAAAGAAAGGAGCTAATTATGGCTTTGGGTACTGGTCATCAGACGATCACGACAGGGGCAACTTTTATACCTGAGTTGTGGTCCGATGAAGTAATTGCTGGGTACAAGAAAAATCTTGTGCTTGGTGGTCTTGTCACTAAAATTAATCACTCAGGAAAAAAGGGGGATACTATTCACATTCCTAAGCCTGTTCGTGGTTCCGCTGCTGTTAAAGCTGCAAACACTCAAGTAACGCTTCAGGGCGATACTCACAGTGAAGTGCAGGTCAGCATTAACAAACACTATGAGTATTCTGTACTCATGGAAGACATCACGGAAGTTCAAGCTCTTCAGTCTCTTCGTCGGTTCTACACTGACGATGCTGGTTATGCTTTGGCTACACAAGTAGATACCGATCTGTTTACGCTTACAGAAGCTCTTCAGGGTGGTACGGTAGGAGGTACTGGTGCGGCGTTGTACGAAAAAGCTGTCATTGGCGGCAATGGTACAACTCTATACACGGGTAACTCCACAAACGCTACGGATATTACGGATGCAGGTATTAGGGCTATGATCCTAAAACTTGACAACGCTGATATTCCTTCGGATAATCGCTTTATGGTTATTCCTCCGATTGCCGCTAATGATATGTTGGCTATTAACCGTTTTACTGAACAACAGTTTATCGGTAATGGCGAAGCTATCAAGACCGGAAAAATCGGTAGCATCTATGGAATGGACGTTTATGTTTCTTCAAACTGCCCGTCCATTAACTCCGATGCCCAACGTGTCGGTGTTATGATGCACAAGGATGCCCTTTGCTTTGCGGAGCAAATGGGTGTTCGGTCTCAGACGCAATACAAGCAAGAGTATCTTGGTGATCTGTTCACTGCCGATACGCTTTATGGCGTTGCGGAACTCCGCGACGATGCTGGTGTAGCGTTTGTTGTTCCTGCTACCTAAGTAGTTAAAGGGAGGCTCTGGTTTAAGGGGCCTCCCACTACTACAACAAGGGGCTAAGTTATGATTACTTTAGAAGATGCTTTATCGGATACAAGTTATAATCTAGAGCTTGAACGTATTAAAAATAAAATAGCCCGACTGTATAGAGAGCTTCTTCTTAAGTCATTTAAACAGTCAAACCCCGGAGCTACTGAAGAACAAATAGCTAGTTTTTTAGAGGAAAACGAACTAGAATTTAAAGGGGACGGGTTTGATGAAGAGGCAGAAGACCTACAGAGTTTAATAGATTTACTTATGCACGAGAACGAAGAGCTTGACGAAGTTAAGGAAAAGGACTACGAAAAGCATGACGTTCAAAAAGGAAGTAAAGCTAAGGAAGTTTCCGAGGGAAGACCCGCTCCTAAAACCGCAAATATTAAGGCTGCACAAGGGGGATTGTTTACTCCTTCCGATAAAAGAAAAAAACCAAGAATTACAGAGGTTTCCGTTCCGACACCTACAGGTCGCATTAAAAGAGTGGCAACGGATAATCCTAAAGTTCGTACTGAGCAGTTAAGTGCTGTATGGGAAAAAGAAAGAGAAAAACTACTTGCGTTAGTTCGTGAACGAAACAAGGAATATGGTGTGGTATTATGAAACCAGTAAAGAACAGAGTTGCCGGAAAATTTGTCAAAAAGAAAAAGAAAAAAATGACAGAAGAAAAGAAAAAGAAAAATTTAGCTCGTTGGGCAGGAGAAAGGCTTAGAGGTTAATTATGCCAAGAGGAAGAACTAAACCTTTATTTAAACCTTTTCCTAAGCCCCCTACGCCAAAGTGGGATAGGCAACAGTTGTTTATGAAACTATCAAATCAAAGACAAGAGGAACGCTCTCCTTTTGATTCAGGAGATGCAGCATTATACGGTAGCGAAAAATCACTTTACGGGATAGCCCGATATTCTTCAAGGAGTTAAATAAATGAGCGATTATACAATTCAAGTTAGCTGGTCCGGTAAAGATGCTCTGGCTGATTCTGATGCAAACAAAATTATTTCTGGTGGAGATTTTAACACAGAGTTTTCTGCTGTACGAACAGCGGTTAATACTAAATACGACTCAGATGATTTAGGTGTAACTCTTCAACAGTTTGATGCAGCTACGGTTAAAAACGATGAGGCAACTAATTTTAACGACAACATTGTTTCTCGTCTTAATCTTAAAGACTACGGCGAAGTTACCAACGCTATAGGAGCTACTGGTGGCGGTACGCAAGACATTGACCTGACGGCTGGCAACTCAGTTAGTGCAACAGTTGATACCGGCGCAAATACTTTTACCTTTAGCAACCCTACTGCCAGTGACGAACAGTGTGGCTTTGTTTTGTACCTAACCAACGGTGGAAGTCAAACAGTTAATTGGCCAGCATCTGTAGATTTTGCTGGTGGAACAGCCCCGACTTTGACGACTTCTGGAGTTGATGTGCTTTGTTTTACATCGATAGATGCCGGAACCCGTTGGTATGGGTTTGCTGCTGGATTGGACATGAAATAATGACGGGCTTCCGTAATTTGCTTATGGCCGCTGCCGGAACGGGGGGCGCGTTTGAAGTGGATAAATCGGGTCTCTTCGTAAAAGCAGATGCCGAGTTTTTGTCTGCCGACAGCGGTTTTGGAACGCCGACCAATGCTGACATTGGCACGTTAAGCATGTGGTTTAAACGCGCCAGCGTCGGGGGTTCAAACCTACGATTATTTACTCACGGCAGCGGCGGCTCCGTTCAAATCCAGGGATACTTTACCAGTGCGAATAAGTTAGTTATCGGAAACGGAACTGAAATAACAATTACAAATACGTTTACCTCGACCACCGCGTGGCAACATCTGGTCGTTCGCGTAGATACCTCGCAAAGCACCTCCAGTAATCGCGTTAGGCTTTATTTGGACGGCTCGCAAATTAGCAGCTTTGATGCTGCTAGTTATCCCAGCCAAAATGGCAATGTGTTTACCTCAACTGGCTGGAGAATTGCTAGTTGGTCGGGATCAACGGCGCATACTTTTGACGGTCGGATGGCGGAGGTCATATACTGCGATGGTCAAAGTCTAGCACCGACAGCTTTTGCAGAGGATAACGGTGGCACTTGGACCCCGATTGATCCTACCTCCAATACTTTTGGATCAAATGGCTTTTATTTAAACTTCGCTTCATCTGGCAGCGATCTAGGCGATGATGCCAGCGGAAATTCTAACGATTTTACCAACAACAATGCTGCTACGCAATCAACTGATACGCCAACTAGCTAAAAGTTAGAAAACTAGGAGAAATTAATGTACGTAATTAAAAACGAAAGTAATGCAATTGTTGCTGACGGCAAGGGAAGAAAGTCATTTAACTCTTTGGCAGTTATTTTTAGACCCGATGGCGGTCAAACCAATAATGCCAAAGTGGATGAGCCTTTGTTTGACGAAGGTGGCCAGTCTTTGTTTATCCGTGAAGTTGAACCTCAACCCGATAGTAATTTTTACTATTCTTCCTACAACAGCAACGAAGGCTCTTGGACCTCTACGGCAAAAAACCTAGACGATGTTACAGAGACGGTTGACGGTAAAGAAGTTGTAACTAAGGGTCTTAAATCACAGTGGATTACTAAAACAAAAGAAACAGCAAACTCTTTGTTGGCTCCTACTGATTGGCAAGTGATTGCCAAAGCAGAACGTGATCGTGCTATTGATTCGAATGTGGCAACTTATCGTGCGGCTGTTATTTCTAAATGTTTAGACATAGAAACAGCAATTACTAATGCTGCTGATCTTGATACGTTTAAGGCGTTGTTTATTGTACCTAAAAACGGAAACGCTCCGATCCACGATTGGCCTGAAGCGTAATGGAAGTTAAACCTGTAATAGATGCCGCTGCTGTAGCGGGTGGGCTTGGAAGTTGGTTTTCTTTGCTTCCTGATATTGCGGCAGTGTTTACTATTGTGTGGTTATCTATTAGAATTTGGGAATCTGAAACCGTAAAAAAATGGATGGATAGGGACTAATGGACCCGGTTACTATAGCCACTGCCATAGCCACAACGAGAACGTTAGTAAAAAGCGCAAAGCACGTTAAGGATATTGCAAAGGGTTTAGATGATCTTTTTACTGCACAAGAAGCAGACCAAAAACCAGAAACTAAAGGTAAACCCAAAAGTCGTACACAACAAATAATTAATATACGAGCAAAGGAAGGTGACGATGCTTTTGATGATGATACTTCTCTTGGTTCCGTAGCTGCTGATGTTTTAGAAAAAGAACAAATTGCTCGTAACTTAAAAAGTCTTGAAAGAGAAATAGATAATAAGTGGGGCAAAGGTACATTTAAAAAGATTGAGCTAGAGCGATCTAAACGTATAGCTGAAAAGCATAAGAAACAACGTGAAAAACGTGAAGAGGCCCAAAGAAAAGCTGAAGAAGGAAAGTCTTTTTGGGTAAAAACAGCATTAGAAATTTTAAAAGGTATTGCTGTAATTGGGTTTATTGCTGGAGGAGTGTTTTTACTTTTGCATCTTAAGGCGTCTCAGTAATGGATGGCGCAGTTGACATAAAGTTTTTAATTACGTTAGGCGGTATTATTTTTTCTGTGGCTGGTGCAGCAGCCGTAGGTAAAATGCAAATTAAAGCAATACTAGAATCTTTAGCTGATGTAGAAAAAAGACTTAGAGAAATAGATAAACGAATAGATAGTTTAGAAAGTGGGCATGAAGTAGTAGCATCAAAAGTAAAAACATTGGCTGAAATTAATTCAGTTTCTGCTTTGGCTAACCAGAATAAACAAGTAGCTAAAATGGAAGTATCAATACAACACTTAGAAAAAGAAGTAGACAGGCAACATAAAATGCACAATGGAGTTCACCCATGACAAAACTTTTTTTATTGATATTTCTTTGGCATCAAGATGATACCATAACGCATAACATTGCAATAGTAGAAGAGTGTCCACCTTCAGAAGTTATTATATCTCAATTTCAACCAATGCAAGACATGGGAATAATAAAAAGTTGGGCTGGTTATTGTAAAGATATTAGATTTGATCCTCCAAAAAATTCTGAACAAGAAGAACAAAAAGAACCAGATACAAAAACACAAGGAGCGGAAGAAATAAATGCTTAGTCTTGTTGGATCAGTACTTGGGTTTGTTACTTCTACTGGCCCTGGTCTGTTTAAAATGTTTATGGATGCCAAACAAGATCAGCGGGATAAAGAACACGAGCTAAAACTAATGGCTCAACAGGCCCAGGACAAGCGAGACGAGGCTTTAATAGCCAGCGTAGGCGAAGTAAATATAGCTGTACATAAGAATGTAGATGAACAAACCAAAAGGGCAAGTCAATGGGTTGTAAATCTTTCCGCTACAGTAAGACCGCTCATTACATATTTCTTTTTCTTGGAATTTGTATTGCTTACTTTTCTTTCGGCATTCGATATGATCAGTCAGGAAATTTTCAGGAACCTATGGTCAGACGAGATAGTCGGAATCTTCAGTGTTATTATCAGTTTTTGGTTCGGTCAACGCTTAGTGTCGAAATGGTCGAAATGATAAATGACAAAGGTCTTCACTTACTAAAGGACTTTGAGGGATTTTCTGAAGAACCATATAAAGACGTAGCTGGAATATGGACAATAGGTTTTGGTTCAATTTATGGTGTAAATGGCAAAAGGGTTACTGCTGACCACCCTAACATTACTAAAGATCAAGCAGTAGACTTAATGGAAAGAGATCTTAAGACTACAGAAGGTCGTATTGCTAGTTTAGTTAAGGTCCCTCTAACGGAAAACCAGTTTGCAGCTTTATGTAGTTTTGTGTACAACGTAGGTTCTGGAGCCTTCCAAAGAAGTACAGCCAGAATGAAGCTAAACCGTAAAGACTACTTAGGATGTGCCGATGAGTTCTTAAGATGGAAGTTTGCAGGGGGCAGACCAATAAAGGGACTTCTTCGTAGACGAGTTGCGGAAAGAGAATTATTTTTAGATGAGGAAATAACATGAGTTATAGAACAGTTATTGACAAAGTACTTACAAGACTACGAGAAGATACTATAGGCGCAGACTGGTCAGGAGTTATTTCTGCGGCAGGTAACGTAGATGACTATCAAAAACTTATTGGTGAACTGGTTAATGAAGCTAAGGATATTGTAGAGGACGCTTGGAACTGGACCTCCCTTCGTTCCATAGAAACTGTAACAACTTCAGCTTCAACAGCAGCTTACGATATGTCTAATGTAACCAGCCGTTCTCGCATCCTTCAGGTTTTTGATAATACAAACGATGCAGTCTTAAGACAAATCAGCGATGCTCAATTTCTTAACTACACTTACATAGGTACTACACAAACTGGTCAACCTACTTACTTTCGTTTAAAGGATAATGACATACACTTTTGGCCCACACCGGCAGGAGCATACGACATTAAAGTAAACGTAGTTATTCCTCAAACAGACCGTACTCTAGCGGCAGATACTTTTACCGTACCTGAAAACCTTATTGTTCTTGGAGCCTACTCTCTTGCACTAAACGAGCGTGGGGAAGACGGGGGTACTGTGTCAGATACTGCTGGACAACGGTTTACTCTTTCTTTAACTGACGCTATTTCTCAAGACTCTGATAGGACTGTAGACGAGAATACTTGGTATGCCAGCTAAAAATACAAGTTCAATACTCCTGGCGGGATTAGGAGCAAAAGGTCTTAATACCCAAGCTCAAAGTGCAACACTTGGTCTTGAGTTTCTTACGGAAGCCAACAACGTAGTGTATGACTTAGAAGGTCGTATGGGTCCTCGAAAGGGTGTTAAACAAATTACTACACCCGTCACTACTGGAGCCATAAAGTCCATAGGAGAGTTTGTTAAGTCAGACAGAACTAGAGAGTATTATGCTGGTACAGGGGCTAAGATTGTAAAACTAAACACTGCTACTGCTCCAGATACTTTAGTAGAGCAGTCCTTCTCAGGTAGTCCTCAGACTATTAGTGATAGCAACTGGCAGTGGGTAAACTTTAACAATGAGTTTTGGGGAGTACAGTCAGGACATAAAGTTATTAACTACGACGGGACTAACTGGTACGACATAGATGACTTAGGGGCCTATGCTGCTCCTGCTGGAGTAACAACCTTTGACCCTAACTGTGCTTTGGGTGAGTTTGGTAGGGTATTCTATGGTGGTATTACAGAGGCCAAGGGAACAATCTACTACTCCGATAACTTGATTGGAGAAAAATTAAACGGAGGAGCCGCTGGAGCATTAGACCTTAAGACTGTATGGGGTAATGATGAAATTATACACTTGGCTTCTCTGGAAAACAAACTGGTTATCTTTGGAAAACAAAACATTGTTATTTACAGCGGGGCCATTAATCCCGCCACAATGGTTTTAGAGGAAATTATACGAGACGTTGGACTTGCGGGTAGAGACAACGTAGTGTACGTAGGGGCCGATCTGTTTTTCCTAAGTTACGAAGGGCTGGTCTCCATAAGGCGTGTCACTCAGACAGACGGTAGGGCTCCCGTTGAGGGACTGTCCACTACAGTTCGTAATGATCTTACCCGTATACTTACTCAGGCTGCCGTAGAAAACATTAAAAGCATATACTACCAGAAAGAAGGTTTTATTCTCACGTTAATGCCTGACAATGACAAAGCCTACGTTTTTGATTTTTCTGTAGGTAAGATGGAGTTTCCCAGGATTACAACGTGGACCTTTAACTTAGAGCCTCTGTCTGCTTTGTACACTTTTGACGGTAAACTTTATTTTGGTACGACTGATTCTTTAGCAGAGTACGATGGATATTACGATGTAACTCTTACGGACTCAACGGCCAGCTTTGGAAATGAAGCAGCTTGTACAGCGGCGGGAGGAACTTGGGACGGATCAAAATGTTGGACCTCAACTAATACAGACTATAGTTGGTTATTTCAAACACCCTGGTCAGACTTTGGAGATCAAGTGTTTGCTAAGATAATCAAGACAGGGTTAATTACCGTTACCGGAGGACAGGGAGCGGCTGCTACTATCCAACTATATAAAGACTACGAGTATGGATCAGCATACTCTAAAACATTTAACTTAACCAGTGATGCCGTTAATTATCTTTACGGTGCTGGTCCCTCAAGTTCTCAGGCTTCTTTGTACGGTAAGGCTACCTATGCAGCAACGTCTGGTCCTAGAGAATATAAAATTCCTTTGGCAAGAACAGGTAAAACATTTAGAATTAGAATGACTTTTGAAGTTAAGGGTAACTACTCAAGTTTAATTACAGCAAACCTCCTTGCGAAAAAAGGAAAAGTTAGGTAACATAGAGAGGATAACATGGCTATAGATTTTTTAGGAAGTTTAATTGGTGGAGGTCTTAGTTATCTAGGGCAACGACAGGCCTCTAAGGATGCTTTAGAAGCTGCTCAACAACAAGCCGCCGCAACCCAGGCCGCTGCTACTGGAGCTTTAGAACAAGCGCAACCTTACGGAGTAGGAGGTCTTGGAGGTACGGCACAGTTTGATGCTGACAGTCGAACTGCTTTAATGAACCTGTCTCCTGAACTTGCTAACATCTACTCAGGAGCCCTTACGCGAAGTGGTTTGTTTGGTCAACAAGCAGGACAGTATGCAGGAATGGACCCCTTTGCTGCTGGGGAGTTGTTTTACCAACAACAACAACCTTACTTCCAAGAGGAAGAGGATAGGCAGAGGACGAACTTAGAGACCCGCCTGTTAGCACAAGGACGCTTAGGGGGTACAGGGGGCGCACAAGAGCAGAGGGCTCTGGAGGAGGCTATAGGGGCTTCTCAGGCACAACGTAGGACTGCTGGGTTTAACAGGGCTCAGGCGTTAATTGATACTCTTCTTGGGCGTGAATCGGGAGACCTGGCTAGGGCCACTGGACTTCTTGATATCCCGCTACAGTACGCTAACGTAGGCCGTGGTATCGGAGGAACTCTGGGACAGGTAGCTGCTTCTGGACTTGCTTCTCAGGCAGCTTCTCAGGGACTTCTTGCGGCAGTACAGGGTACTGGTAATCCTCTGGCCTCTGGTCTAATGGGAGCGGGTGGATACATAACAAAGAACTTTGGATACCAACGTCCACAAGGAACGTAACATGGCTATAGTTGTAGACGATAATGTTCCAGACTTTCTTAGAGAGTTTTTAACTTCTCAAGGGGTCATTAGTGTTAAGGATACTGAGACAGGTGAGACAGGAATTGTTCGTATTCCACCTCGTAGACGAAGACGAGGACCTGAACAAGAACAGGCTGGTAGTCTTGATGAAGAATATACAAACCCTCAGGTAACATCAGCATCCTCTGGGTCTTTATCAGATTTTCTTTCTGGTTTGTTTTCTTCAGATGATACTGATCCTGCTTTTCAAGCTATGTTAACTGACGTTGCTAATCAAGAATTTGTAGGCCTTCCTGAACAAGGAGTGCCAATGCTTGATCCTAATACAGGAGAATATGCATCTTTACGTGACGTAACCTTTGATGAGTTTAACGATCTTCAGAGCGGAGTGGCTAACTCACTTCTTAGCCCTAGTTATCGTGGAAACGAAAGCACAGGTCGTTTCTCTCCTAATTATGATGGTTTTGTAAAAATGAGAGGCCAAGACTTTTATGACAGCATGAGTAAAACCTCAGGAAACTCTGTTGTTGATGGAGCCATGAATTTAGTAAGTGGAATTGGACAATCAGTAACAGACGCTTTTAGTCAACTTGGTGGTTTATTTAATACTGATAATAATGCTGGGGCTCTTAGTGCATATGGCGGTACTGTACCTTCTAATATAATGGGAAGAATTAATCCTGCTTTTACTGATCCTACACTATCGACAGATCGTTTAGTTGGACAAGCTTTAGGAACAGGTTTACTTGGAGTAGCTACTCAGGCTATTCCTGGTGCAAATATTTTAGGATTGGGAGCTAATCTTTTAGGCAAGATGGGATTTCACCATGACTACAATCCTTCTAGGGACGCTAACTTAAATTTTGATGTAACTTCTGGAAGGTTTGAATGGGACTCTCTTGACCCTGGAGGAGGGGGAGTTCAATACGGTAGCAAAGCTAATGAACAAATGATTATAGACGAAGCAAACGAAAACCCAAATCAAAGATTTGATGTTACTTGGCAGGACGAAGAAGGTAATCAGAAAACTGGAAATATATCTTTTGGTGAAGCCAGAGATGTTTTAGGTATACTTAACGATCCAGATTTTATGGATGATCCTCAAGAAGTATGGAACGCTTTTAGTCTTTCCGGTCCAACTTTTGGAAGTCAAGTAATGTTTGGCAATACTAGTAATCAAATGGCTATAAATGAATTTGATGCTACTGGAACGGAAGCAATTAGAAATGAAGCGGGTGCAGTAGCAGATCGACTTGGATTAGGATATACCCAAGAAACAAATTTAGCTGAAGCTATGAGAGATACTTTAGCTGTTGCACCTGAAATGTCTTCTATGTATGACTACAACCCTGATCCAGATGGTATTGGTACTGATTTTGATGCTGATGATGGCATGGGTAGTATGAGCAGCATGGGCTTTGGCGAAGGTGACTTTGGCACTGACGGTTTAATTTAAGAGGAATTTAAGAATGGCTAATGGATTATTTGCAACTAAACCTATGAACACCGCTGGAGAAATCCAGAGGCTTATGCAGTTGGAACAAGAAAAACGTATTCGAGACGCTGGTGCTGGCTTTAGTAACCCTCTGGTAAGAGCCCGTGCTATGGCAGGACAGGGTATGCAGGAGGCCATAAGCGGCATGGGTACTGGACTCACTGGACTTCTTGGGGGTGAGGGGAAAGTACGTATGGACCCTAGGATGCAAGAGGCCCTTAAAAGAGACAAGGATCGTAAAGACCTGTTGGCTATGTATAACAATGCTGATACTGACGGTGACGGAAAAGTTTCTTTACAGGAATATAGAACATTAGCCAAAGAATTTAGAGCTAGAGGTTATCAGTCAGAAGCTCAAGAAGTTCTTAAGGAAGCCGAAAGAGAATACGGAACTGGTTTCCAAAGAATGCAAATGGAAACCAAGAAAACTGAGCAAGATAGAAAGTATGGATTAGATGAGCGTATGGTTAAAACCGCAGAAAACCGTTTGGAAGAAGCAAAAAGAAAAAATGCTGATCAAAAAACAATTGCTGGACTGCAACAAGACTTAAGGGAACGCAAGTTTACATTTGAAAAAACTGCTACTAAAAGAAGGTTAGATCTTAACGAAAAGAAAAATGAAC